AAACGGTTTGACCGCCGACGGCATCGCTGGTCCGAGGACACTCGCCAAACTCCTCGGTTAAATGGTAGAGTTCTTTAACGCTCAATTTGGGGTATTCTGAATTGGGTTGCCTCTAACCGCCTTTCAAGGCTATAATTCCGCACACGGGCGCATGCTGCAACAGCCGCGGAAACTAAATCCGGAGTCCGCATGGCATACAGCATGACCTATGACAGCTTGTTAACGGACGTGCGCCGTTATCTTGAGCGTGGTTTCACCGCTGAGAGCGATCAGATCGTCTACGAGCAGCTGCCCCGTTTGATCACGCTGGGCGAGCGTCGGATTGCGCGTGAGCTGAAAATCCAAGGCTTCATCCGCGCGGTGCAGACCCCGCTGCAGGTGGGCGTCGCGGTTTACCTCAAGCCCGATCGGTGGCGCGACACGATCAGCATGACTGTCAACGGCTCGCCGATCTTCGCCCGCTCGTATGAATACTGCCGCAGCTACTGGCCCAATGAGGCCCAAACCAGCGCGCCTCAGTTCTATGCTGACTACGACTACCAGCACTGGCTGATCACGCCGACCCCGGCCACCGCCCAGACGCTTGAGGTTCTCTATTACGAGCAGCCTCGCTTCTTGGGCGATGACTTTCAAACCAATTGGCTTACTGAATACGCTCCGGACCTTCTGCTTTATGCGGCTCTGCTTGAGGCGGCACCGTTCCTGAAAAAAGACGAGCGCATTCAGACTTGGCAAGGGATGTACGACCGTTCCGCTCAGGCTCTGAACGGAGAAGACCTGAAGCGCATCATGGATCGTTCGGCTAACAGGAGCGAAGCGTAATGCCTATTTACACAGATGTGTTCGGCGGCGCGAACATTTACCCCAGCGAGATCAGCTACAGCTCCGTTGCCCTGACGACGGACATCACGCTCAGCTGGCCCGAGGAGACGTCGACCAACGTCAACCTTGCCACCCGCATCATGGACGTTACCCCGTCCACCACCGGGCTGAGCATCATCCTGCCCGACGCCAGCAAGACCGGCACCGGCAATACCATCCTGTTTAACAACCGTGGCGCTAACACCTTCACGGTGCGGGACGCGACGGGCGTGCAGGTCGTCACGGTAGCGGCTGGCACGCTGTGGCAAATCTACCTGACCAACAACTCGACGGCGGCTGGCGTTTGGCGCTCTCTGCAGTATGGCGCCACGACATCTGTTGCCAACGCCTCGGCTCTCGCTGGCACGGGCATCGTTGCCGTCGGCGCGCTTCTGAGCCAGTCGGTCCCGGTCACCTCGTTCAACTCCAACTACACCACCACGCTGGCTGACCGCGCCAAGATGTTCAACTGGACGGGCGCGGGCGGCACGCTGACGCTGCCAGACCCGGTCACGGTCGGCAACAACTGGTTCATCTACCTGCGCAACTCGGGCAGCGGGGCTATCTCTGCCGACGCTCCCGGCGTTTCGCTAATCAACGGAGCCTCGTTCCTGAGCTTCCAGCCGGGCGAGTCTGCCATCATCGCCTGCGACGGCGCCAACTTCTATACCATCGGCTTCGGCCAATCGGCGACGTTTGCCTTTGACTACACCGTGATTGATGTCGCCGGGACGGGCAACTACACGCTGGTCGGCACCGAACTCAACCGCGTGGCATATCGCTTCACGGGCCTGCTGACGGGCAACCGCAACATCATCGTGCCCGCCACGGTGCAGCAGTATTGGGTCGATAACCGGACCACCGGCTCTTACACGCTGACCGTCAAGACGCCCGCTGGCCTCGGTGTGAGCGTCGCTCAGAACCAGCGTGCGATCCTTTATTCTGACGGCACCGACGTGCTGGACGCTGACACGGCAGGCGTCTCAATCCCTCTCGACGTCTCTCAGGGCGGCACAGGCGCGACCACCGCAGGCGCGGCGATTATCAATCTCGGCGGCACGTCGGTCGGCATCGGCGTGTTCACTGCCGTGGATCAGGCTGCAGCTTGGGCTGCGCTTGGGCCCGCGCCTGTGGGCACCGTCAACGGCGGGAGCTTCTAATGGTCGACACGACGATCGTCCTCAAGTCTAGCCCCGGCATCAAGCGGGATGGGACCAAGTTTGAGGGCGACTTCTACGTGGACGGCCAGTGGGTGCGCTGGCAGCGCGGTCTGCCGCGTAAAATGGGTGGCTACAAGGCCACGCAGAAATACCTGACCGAGATCAGCCGAGGCTTCAGCACCTTCTCGCAGATGAAGTATGTCTACTGCCACTCAGGCGGCAGCAGCAAACTTGAGCGCTTTACCCTCGACTCGACCGGCAACAGCTCAATTGTCACCGACCGGACGCCTGTTGCGGTGGCTGGCACCTGCACGGTCACCCTAACCGGCGGCGCTGCTGGCTCGGTCGACACCATCAAAATCAATGGCGTTGACATCATGTCGGGTGCCGTTGCGTTCACGACCGACCTCTCAACAACAGCCACCGCCGTGGCGGCGAATATCACGGCATTTGCTTCGACTCCGAATTATACGGCGGCTGCTGTTGGCGCTGTGATCACAATCACCGCCTCGGCCACTGGCTCTGCATCAAACGGCGAGACCGTCGTCACCTCAACGACGATCACGACGAGCAAGACCAACATGGTCAACGGGTCTGATGCGATCATCTCCAGCCCCTACAACATGTGGATGTTCGACTATCAGTACGACTCGTCGACCAACCAGAACTATCTGATGGCGCATGTGGCGCCGAACATGGACTGCATCTGCAACTCAGCAGACGGCCAAATCTTCTTCGGCGAGGTTCTCGGAACCGGCGACCTGCTCAGCGTGAACCTGCCGCCGGACGCCAACGCCACGGGCGGCATCGTATCGCTGCACCCCTACATGTTTTACTACGGCACCGACGGCATCATTGGCTGGTCTGTTCCCGGGGAGCCGACCAACTTGACCGATTTTGGGAGTGGCGCGGGGCTGGCTCGCGTCTGGGGCCAAAAGATCATCAAGGGGCTGCCGCTGCGCGCTGGCTCCGGCACGGCCCCCGCAGGCATCTTCTGGGCCTTCGACGCGGTCATCCGCGCCACCTTCACGGGCGGCGCTACGGTGTTCCAGTTCGACGTGGTGGCGACCGACACCTCGATCCTCTCTCCGGGCTGCGTGATTGACTACGACGGCGTCTACTTCTGGGCCGGGGTCGATCGGTTTTTGATGTTCAACGGCGTCGTGCGCGAAGTCCCGAACTCCATGAACCTGAACTACTTCTTCGACGGCCTGAACCGTCGATACGCGACGAAGGTGTTCGGCTTTAAGGTGCCGCGTTACGGCGAAATCTGGTGGTGCTACCCGAAGGGCGACGCCACCGAATGCACCCACGCTGTCGTGTATAACGTCCGCGAGAACACGTGGTACGACACCGAGCTGCCGAACCTTGGGCGCTCCGCTGGCCAGTTCAACAACTCATTCGCCGCGCCGATCCTAACCGGCGTTCAGGGCGACGCTGGCGACTACCGCGTCTGGGTGCATGAACAGGGTGTTGATGAGATCGACGGCCCGAACATCAACCCGATCCAATCCTATTTTGAGACGGCTGACTTGTCGTCGCTGCCGCAGGGCAGGAACGAATATCTGCGCATCACGCGGATTGAACCGGACTTTGTGCAGAATGGCCCGATGACCGTGCAGGTTACAGGTCGAGCCAACGCCCGCGCGCCTGAAGTCGTCAGCAGCATCTTCACGTTCGTGGACCCCAAGGACGTGGTTGAGCCGCAGCAGCAGATCGTCATGCTCAAGGAGCAGCGCCGCGAACTCCGGGTGCGCTTTGAGAGCAATGCCGTGTACGGCGACTACCAGATGGGACAGATCATCGGGCACGTCTCGCCCGGAGACGGGACGGTGCTGGGATGAGCATTCAAGTCACTCTTCCTACGGGCATGGGGTTGCGCGACTGGGCGGACCAGATCGCTCTCGACCTTGATCCGTACGGTGCATTCGGTCGCCTTGACGACGAGACACAATGGCAGAACTGGGCTATGCAGTTCTTGAACAACATGAGCCTGAAAGAGAACTTTCCGGTTCCCTACAATTTTACCGACTGGCGTGAATGGGCAGAGCGTTTTGTCCAGACAATAGCGTAACGGAGCAAGACAGATGGAAATGCAGCAACTGATTCAACAAGCGGCCCAAGACCCGCGCTTTCAGCAGGCTCTGCAGGTTGCTCAGGCCGAGTTGTCGGACGCATCTCCTGAGCAGGTCGAGGAGCTGATCCAGCTCTTTGAGCTGATGCTTCAGAAGCCAGAGGAATATCAGGCCATCCTTCAGGCGGCTATTCAGGACGACATGGTCGAGCCGGAAGACATGCCGCAAGAGTTTGATGCCACGGTCATCGCCTCGGCGCTGGTCGTGCTTTATAAGCTGCGTGAGGGCGGCGGTCAGGTGCAGATGTTCGCTCGCGGCGGTCTTGCTGGCATGCGGACGCTGGCGCGTCAGGGTCGCATGGGCGACACCATGATGGCCCACATCTCGCCCGAAGAGGCGGAGATGCTGAAGGCGCGCGGCGGCGCTGGCACCATCAACCCGCAGACCGGATACCCGCAGTATTTCTCGCTGAAGAAGTTGTTCAAGGCGATCCTGCCGATCGCTCTCAACTTCATCGCTCCGGGTCTGGGTTCGGCTATCGGTAGCGCTGTCGGCCTGAGCGGGGCAGCAGCCACCGCATTTGGCGGGGCGATCATCGGCGGGGCATCCTCTGCGCTGACCGGCGGAAACGCCCTGCAGGGCGCTCTCATGGGAGGCTTGGGCGGCGGCTTGGGCAACGTCGTTGGCGGCGCTGCCAACAAGATGCTTGGGCTGAACTTGGGCCAAGGCGCTCAGTCTATTCTGGGCAGCGGCCTCGTCGGCGGCGCGGCTGGCGCGGCCACGGGCCAAGGCTTCCTCAAGGGTCTGGGCCAAGGTGTGCTTGGCGGAGCGGTCGGCCAGCTGG